TTGCGCAGCAGGCGCTGGCGGAGAAGGCGGACTATCTTCTCTGGCTCGACTCTGACATGAGGTTCCCGAGGGAAACCATCGGCCACCTCATCCTGCGCGACAAGCCGATCGTGGCCGCGAATTACTCAACGCGCCGTATGCCGGTCAAGCCGGTGGCGATGCGAGACGCGGCCGGCAAGATTGACCGGGTGTTTACTGCGCCCGGGTCAGAGGGCCTCGAGGCCGTCGATTACGTCGGAATGGGCGTGATGATGGTCAAGCGTGAGGTGTTCGAGAAGCTGGACGCGCCGTGGTTTGCCATCCCGTATTCGACGGTCGGCAACCACTACATCGGAGAGGATGTCTACTTCTGCCGCAAGGCGAAGGAGGCAGGATTCGAGGTCCTGGTGGACCACGACCTCTCGCAGCACGTCAAGCACATCGGCACCTTCGAGTATTCGCACGAGGGTGCGTGGGCGATGAAGGAGCAGACCGACGGTGGCACTAACGTCATACAGCGAATTGAAGTCTAGCCTCGCGGATTGGCTAAACCGCGATGACCTGACATCGGTCATCCCAGACTTCATCTCGTTGGCCGAGGCGCAGATCGAGCGCCGGCTGCCGACGCAGAAGATGGTCAAGCGTGCAGACGCGACCATCGACACGCCCTTCTCTGCGCTGCCGGCGGACTTCCTTTCCGCGAAGTCTCTGGTGCTGACCTCCACGGCTCCGGTGCAGCCGCTTGAGTTCCTCTCCGAGGACGAGCTCGACGCCAAGAAGTCGATCTACCGGACCACCGGCAAGCCGCGGTATTTCGCGCTGGTCGGAAATCAGATTGAGGTGCTCCCGCCGCCCGACACCGGCTACACGGCAGAGCTCACCTATGTGGCGACGCTCGCCAAGCTCTCTGATGCGAACACATCAAACTGGGTGCTCAGCCGGCACCCTGATGTGTATCTCTATGGGTCGCTCTTGCAGGCGGCGCCGTACTTGCGCGACGACGAGCGCGTGGGCCTCTGGACCCCGCTCTACGCGCAGGCGATTGAAGACATGATCATACAAAATGAGCGCGCGGCATTCAGCCAGGGGCGCCTGTCCATGAAAGTCAAACCGACGAGGGTTATCCCGTGAGTGCATTTTCCAACTATCTTGAGAACAAGATTCTCCTCCATGTGCTGTCGAACACGGCGTACACCTCGCCGACGACGGTCTACCTGGGGCTGCATACCGCAGACCCGACCGATGCCGGATCTGGCACGGAGGTGAGCGGCGGCAGCTACGCGCGCCAGTCGTTCGCCTCGACCATCTCCGGCAACGCGGCCTCGAACACCTCGGCGATTGAGTTTCCGACCGCCACGGCTAGCTGGGGCACGGTCGGCTGGGTCGCGGTCTGGGACAACCTTACCGGCGGGAACCTTCTGTTCCACGGCGCGCTGACCGCGAGCAAGACGATTGCATCGGGCGATGTGTTCCGCGTCCCGGCGGGCGATCTCGACATCACGCTGGATTAATTGATGGCAGGCTACGGCTCCGGGTTATACGGCCGTGGCAACTATGGCATCGACCCTAAAGAGGGCGCTGCCAGTTTAAGCGCGGCCGCGTCGCTCTCGTGCGTAGGCGTGAGGGTGGCGCTGGGGGCGGCGGCCATAAGCGGCGCCGCGACGGTGACGGCGGTCGGGGTGCGGGTGCATCTGGCCGCGAGCGCCATGTCGGCCTCTGCGACGCAGACGGCCGCGGCGGTCATCGTAGAGGACGCCTCGGCGTCTCTGGCGGCCTCTGGGGCGCTGTCGTGCTCGTCGAGCATAGTGCGCGACGGTGCGGCGGCGATGGCCGCCACGGCCTCTCTGGCGGCCGCAGGGGTCCGCGTGCGGCTAGGCGCCGCGGCGGTCTCTGGGGCGGCCACGCTCGCGGCGGATGCGCTGCGGGTGCGGCTGGCGGCCTCGGCGATGGCTGGGGCGGCGAGCCAGGCGGCCGAGGGGGTAAGGGTACGGCTCGGGGCGGCGGCGCTCTCTGGGGCGGCGACGCAGACCGCGACCGCGAACGTCGTCTACATCGACAGCGCGGCCCTCTCTGGGTCGGCTGCCCTGGCGGCGGCGGGCGGGGTCATACAGTCGGCGGCGGCGGCGCTCTCGGGATCGGCGGCTCTATCGGCCGCCGGGCGGCTGAAGTGGGAAGTGCAGCCGGACACGGCCGAGAGTTGGACGCCGCTGGCTGACACGGCGGAGAGCTGGAGCGCGGCGAGCGATACGGTCGTCGCCTGGGGCGCGGTGGCGGACACCGCAGAGACATGGGCGCCGGTCGCAGACACGGCGGAGACTTGGACAGAGAAGACACACCCGGCCTATTTGCAGGCCGCTTGAGGTAACGACATGGCTGATACGACAACCACCAACCTGGGCCTCACCAAGCCGGAAGTCGGCGCGAGCGCTGACACCTGGGGCGGCAAGATCAACACCAACCTCGATCTCGTCGACGGGATCTTCACCGGCGCAGGCAGCGGCACCTCGGTGGGCCTCAACGTAGGCACCGGCAAGACGCTGACGGTCGGCGGCACGCAGAACATGTCGGCGCTCACGGCGTCGACGGCGCTCGCGCTCGATGCCAGCAAGAACGTGGTATCGGTCACGAACACCGGCACGGGAAATAATGTCCTTGCTACTTCTCCAACGCTCGTCACGCCGACGCTGGGCGCGGCCTCTGCGACCTCCGTCGCCGCTGCCCTTGGCGCGGTCGGCACGCCGTCGTACACCTTCACGGGCGATCTGAACACAGGCCTGTGGAGTCCTGCCGCCGACACGCTTGCAGCGTCCACGGGTGGCTCTGAGCGGCTGCGAGTAGACAGCAGCGGCAACCTCGGCATCGGCACGGCTACTCCGGGGTCTTATTTGAGCGGAACAGCAAAACTTGTTGCTTACGCAAACGCCAACGCACAAAACAGCATTCTTGTAAGAAACGACAGTAGTGGTGCATCGGCATCTTCTGCTATTGCTTTAAACGCCGCTGGAAACACATGGGGCATTGAGATTGGCTCTTCAGCCAAAAACAGTAACGCGCTTACATTCCAACTCGATTACGGCGGCACTAACTCCACCAAGATGACCCTCGACTCCTCCGGCAACCTCGGCATCGGGGTCACGCCGACAAACAACACGCTCGGAAAAGTAATTCAGAACGGCCAAGCGGCTGTATGGGTATCTGAAACCGCGTCAAATCGTTTTTGGTTAGGTTCCAACTGGTACTACAATTCCGGCGATAAATACATTAACAACGGTTTTGCCACGCTGTACTCGCAGCAAAGCGGGCAGCATCAATGGCAAACAGCAGCCTCCGGCACCGCAGGCAACGCCATCTCGTTCACGCAGGCGATGACGCTGCACGCTTCGGGTGGCTTGTCTATTGGTTCAACATCCGACCCCGGTGCTGGCGCTGCAAGCATTTCCGGCACTTCAGTACTGACGCAACTTGCCGTAACAGCAACTGGCGTAGCAAATACCACAATTGGATTTAATGCTTCCGGTGGAACCGTACAGGGCATCGTCAACAATGCGGGATATGTCAGCGTAAGACAGTCATATCCTCTGGTGTTTGGAACTGCTGAAACCGAACGCGCACGCATCGCGGCGGACGGTCAATTTGCTGTTTCAACTAGTTTGGCCGGTAGTAACCTTTTAAGTTTTACTAATTCATCTACAACTGGATATGGTATTTCTATGACTGTCAATAATGACAGTTCTGGAACATATCGTTATTTTGAAGGATATTCTCAATCAGCATCCGCGCAGCGCATTGCGATTTACACTAACGGCGATGTAAAAAATACTAACGGCGTGTTTGCGGCTTTTTCTGATGTCAAGTTGAAGAAAGACATTGTTGACGCAGGTTCGCAATGGGATGACATCAAGGCGTTGCGGGTTCGCAAGTACAAACTTAAAAATGACACAAGTGATGTTGTTCAGATTGGATTGATTGCACAGGAAGTTGAGCAGGTTTCTCCGGGTCTTGTGAACGAGTCCCAAGATGAAACACGCGATGAGGAGGGCAAAATTGTTCTAACCGGTGAAGTTACAAAGGGTGTGAAATATTCCATCCTGTACATGAAGGCGGTTAAAGCCCTACAGGAAGCAATGGCGCGTATCGAAAAACTGGAAGCGGAAATGGCCGCACTCAAGGGAGCCTAATTAACCATGTCTGACATCACCCTCACCCTCACCCTCGAAGAAGCCGTCGCATTGACAAACCTCGTCGGCTCACTCCCCACGGCGCAGGGTGCGTATCCCCTGTTCCAGAAACTTAAATCGCAGGTCGAGCCGCACCTGCCCAACGAGAAGGAAGCAAAGCAATGACTACGATTACTTGGGTTATCGAACGACTCGACTGCGTACCGCAGACTGCCGAAGGCGCGGACTATGTGGTGACGGCGTACTGGCGCTGCAACGGCGTAGACGGGGACTACAACGGCACGGTTTATGCCACGACCTCGTTCCCGGTGGTGCAGGGCGCGTTCACCCCTTACGCTGACCTCACGCTCGACCAAGTGCTGGGCTGGGTCTGGTCGAACGGTGTGGACAAGGCGGCAACAGAGGCTGCGGTCGAGGGTCAGATTGAGGCCCAAAGGAACCCGCCGATTGTCGCGCCGCCGTTGCCGTGGGCTGTGTGATCCCCAGGGTGAGCCATGTCAGACGAACGGAATGATGCCGTGGAGATCGCGCTCTTGCGAAAGGATCTAGAGGCCCTCCAGTCGGATATGTCCGAGGTGAAGGGCGATCTAAAGAAACTCGCAAACGCATGGGCGACGGCCGAGACGCTCGTCGCCTTCGTCAAGTGGCTCGCCGGACTCGCGGCCGCCATCGCGCTGCTCACCGGAATGTTTAAAGGCTGGTTCCTCCCGAAGGAGTGACGATGCTCGTACCAATCAACATCCAGCCGGGCGTGTACCGCAACGGCACCGACTACCAGAGCAAGAGCCGCTGGCGCGACGCCTCGCTCGTGCGCTGGTACGAGGGCACGATGCGACCCGTCGGCGGGTGGCGCAAGCGCTCGAGCAGCCAGCTCACCGGCAAGTGCCGCGGGCTCCTCACCTGGCGCACCAACGCCAACGCGCGCTGGATCGCCGCCGGGACGCACTCCAAGCTCTACGCGATGAACGAGGCCGGGACGCTGACCGACATCACCCCGACCTCTTTCACGGTGGGGGTCGCAGACGCGACGCTGAACCTTGCCTATGGCGGCGGCCCCTATGGCTTGTTCTCGTATGGCACCCCGCGCCCCGACACCGGCACCGTGACGCCGGCGACGACCTGGAGCCTCGACAACTGGGGCGAGTATCTGCTTGCCTGCTCCAACGCAGACGGCAAGATCCTCGAGTGGCAGCTCAACACCGCCTCTGACGCGGCCGCGCTCACCAACGCACCGACCGGCAACAAGGCCGTGATGGTGACGGCCGAGAGGTTCGTGTTCGCGCTCGGCGCGGGCGGCAACGCGCGCAAGGTGCAATGGTGCGACCAGGAGAACAACACGCTCTGGACGCCATCCATCACCAACCAGGCCGGCGACATTGAGCTCGAGAGCGTCGGCAGCATCGTCGCGGGCAAGCGGCTTCGCGGCGTGAACCTCATATTCACGGACGTTGATGTACACACGGCCCAGTACCAGGGCCCTCCGTTCGTCTACGGCTTCGAGCGCATCGCCACCGGCTGCGGGCTAATCAGCGCCCAGGCCGTGGCGGCGGTGGAGTCTGTCGCCTTCTGGTGGTCGCCGTCTGGCTTCTTCACCTACGACGGCTTCGTGCGCCCGATCAAGTGCGACGTTCTTGACTATGTGACCAACAACCTCTCGCAGACTCAGCGCTCGAAGGTGTACGCGGTCGCCAACAACCAGTTCGGCGAGGTCTGGTGGTTTTACCCGAGCGCCTCAAACTCTGAGGTAGACTCGTATGTGGTCTACAACTACCGCGAGCAGCATTGGACCATCGGAAGCCTCGGCCGCACGGCGGGGACCGATCGCGGCGTCTTCACCTACCCGCTGATGGTCTCGGCGGACGGCTACATCTACGAGCAGGAGGTCGGCGCAACCTACGACGGCGCGACGCCCTACGCTCAGTCTGGGCCGATCGAGTTCGGCGGCGGCGACCGTATCATGGTCGCGCGCCAGCTCATCGCCGACGAGAACACGCAGGGCGCGGTGGGCGTGCAATTCAAGACACGGTTTACCCCGCTGGGCTCGGAGGTCGTCAAGACCTACACCATTGACTCGCCCTATACTGCGGTCAGGTTCAGCGGCCGACAGGTCGAGATGAAGATCACCGGGGACTCGATGACAGACTGGCGCGTCGGGGTGATGCGGCTCGATGCCGTCGCGGGCGGCGAGCGATGATCGGCGAGGAGATCATGCCGGCCGTGAAGTTCCGCGAGCTCATAGAGAGGGGGCTCGCCGAAGGTTACGGTCAGATGGGGTACGAGGATGTACTTGAGGGGATACGCTCTGGCGAGTACCAGCTATGGGCCGCCGAGGGCTCCGTGGTCATCACGACCGTGGACCTGTTCCCCCGCATCAAGCAGCTCACGGTCATCATCGGCGCGGGCGACCTGCGCGAGATCGACGACGAGCTGAGACCGATGATAGAGACGTGGGCGCGCAGCATCGGCTGCGACACGATGTTGATAATGGGCCGCCCCGGGTGGGAGCGAGCGCTTGACGGATACCGTCGCACCTGTGTGGTGCTGGAGAAACGACTGTGAGCAAGATTT